TGCTTTTTTCTTTCTATCTGCCTTAACATCTTTAGCAAAACCTTTGACTACATCCATGAGGCCATCAGCTCTTCTACCAGCGTTTCTATCTACACTAGATAACGCACCAGCTCTATAAGATTGTATTAAACCCGTATCAACTGCTTTTAACGGTGATTCTTTCATCGTTGCTGGACTTGCTAAACCAGCTACAGAACTTGCAGCATCAGTAATACCACCCCACATTTGGTCGTTAGCTTGTTGTTCTTTATAGTTTGCAGATTCAAGATCAGCGCTAGCCATAGCCATAAGGTTTGACACCTTATCTCTTTCCATATCTCTTGACATAATCTCACCTTGTCTTTCTTGACCTTGTATTGCTTGTGCAGCCTGTCTTTCAGCCATTTGATTTGATGCTTCTTGTTGACCAATTGATATACCCGCTTTCTGAGCGTCTATACTACCCTGATTAGCCATGCTTTGTGCTAGAGCTGCAATACCAGATCCACCAGCAGCGCCTTTCATGTTTTGCATGATATTAGCTTGATTTTGCTGTTGTTGAGCTTTAACAAACTCAGCTTCCTGGGTGTTCACAGCAAGGTCTTCCATTTTGTTTTCCATATTAGCAAAAGGATTGCTAGTATCTAATTGTTCAAATTGGCTTTTTCTTTGGTCTATTTCTGCTTTAGCTGCTTCAGCTTCGGCTTGAGCGGCTTTTTTTCTTTTAGAACCCCCGATAGCTTTAGCTACGCCAGCACCAACACCGACAACGGCTGCTCCTACTAGTAAAAAACTCATATCTTATTTATTTTTATTAATGTATTCTTCATATTCTTTAAAATCTTTTGCTACAATCTCTTTTTCTAACCACTCTATATCTTGTGAGTTTGTAGGGTTTTTATGTATGTTTACAAATATACTTTCTTCATTTGCATATATAACTCTTTTGGTTCCTGGTGTTGCCACAACATAACATGGTGCTATATAGTCTTCTGTGTTATCTTCTGTAGCAACGGATATATGACCAGTTAATAAAAACCAGACATGTAAGTGTTTATGTATAGCTCCGACAACTACCGACCCAGGTCTCATCGACATCTGCCTAACATATATACCATCTGCAAAAGTGTGCTTTAAAGGAAATAATTTTGAATCTTGATGTGTAACTATATTCACCCCATCAGATTCACTTATCAACATCGATTGAAAATCTAAGATTTTCTTTCGTGTAGATAATTTAATATCTTTATTCATATTTAATTTAATTATAGTTAAATAATCACACTTTTTTTGCGTTATTTACTACTTTCAAATATATCCATACCAACACTAAACAGTTCAGAGGTTACCGTAGAGCTATTTTGAAACTTAACCTCAGCAAAATATCCTAGTGCTGAACTTAGATTTGCTTTGTTGTCTTTACTAAACAATATAAATGCACCACTTGGCGGGTTGTTTATTTGGTTTTGTATTGTTATAACATTTGTGGTTTGGTTTATAGCAGTTACAATACCTATCTCTACTACACTAGACGAATTTATTTTAAAACCGCCAGAGCTACCAGTTGGAACATAATAAGCTGTATCGCCTATTTGTAAAGAAACGTTTAAAGGGTCAGTAAATGTTATTGTTGTTGGCATATTATGTTGTTGTTATAAAGTTACTAGGTTGTAATGTTATGTCTCCACTTGGTGCAGCTTTACCATACTGTCTTACTCTTACAGTTCCAGTAACAGTTACTTGTGTTGTAACATCATTGTTTGTGGTTGCTTTAACACCTATAAAATCATATTGCCAGTCACTAAAAAATCTTAACTTTGTACCTCCAGCTACACCAGTGTGAGCGTTATTAAGTGTAACAGAATCGTTTGTACCTACCGCTGTAACTACTGATGTTCCAGTTTTAAATAAGTTGTTAGAGCTTTCGTTGTTTGTAAAAGCAACATCTTCAACATACATTCCAACTTTAATTCCAGTAGTATCTGCCATGTTTATAATTGTACCGGCATTTGAAGCTGAAGCGTTATGTTCAATATCGTGGCCTGTAAAATCTGTACCACTAGGTTGTCTAACTAAAGTTAAAACTCTACTACCAGTTCTTGCATATGTAAATGTAAAGTTAAAGTCTAATCCTTGTGAAGCACTAATAGCTGTAAGACTTCTTCCGGATGTTATAGCAACGTTACTTCCCGCGGAGGTTACATTTGACATACTTCCGTTTATTATATTTGCTCCAGTGTTACCTACAACTTCCCAGCTACTACCAACATTAGTATTTATATTTGTTGGCACAGCAGCGTCTAAAGCTATGTTAACTGTAGTTCCTGTAAAATCACCACCCTCCATGAACGTACAATATTTTCCAACAGCAAATCCACTAGCATCAAGAGGCATCGTTATAGGTTGAAAAACACTACCACTGTTTACAACAATATGAAATGGCATAGCAAGTCTATAGTTGTTTCTTATTTGACCCTGCGTAGCTGGTAATGTAAATTGAGGAGTATTAGCTATTGCTCCAGTAGCATAATTACCAATACCATGTGGACCAGTATTACCGTTTAGATCTGTTGTTGCAACCCAAGCTTGCGTGTCCCATCTATAAGCATGTGTTATACCATTTTCAGCAGTGTTTAACTTTACGATCATACAGTAGCAAGTTCCACCTACATCAGTTGGAGGTGTATAACCAGTACTGTCATATTGTAATGTAACGGTATCTCCAGGACCAACAACAGGCTTAGCTGTAGAAATATTAGTAACTCTTTTATTTCTAGTGCTAGTTGTCATAGTTCTAGCTAAATAAGTAAATCTAATATCATGAAGCCATGCACAAAAACCTCCTTCTGGCGATGGTGGATCAGGATCTAAACCAAACACATTTACTGGTGGCGTGTAGTGTATTTCTATAACTGTTTTTTCTATTAAAGAAGTATTACCACTAGAAGTATAGTATGTATCTACAACATTCCAACTGTAATAAGGTTCCCAAGGTGCGTTTGCTAATCTACTATTCCAAGCAACATCTACTCCACCTCCTCCTGATTGTGGTGATAAGTGATAACCAGTACTAGCTTCGATTGTATACTCAGCTATTTTAGTTGGAGCACCTTCTGTAACAACACCAGACCATTTATCTGAAGATGTGTTTGTTGCTCCTGGAAGAAACACAACATTGTCAGTTCTAGCTATATTGGTTACTGGCGAAGAAGGTGTTATAACAACATTATCAGAAGCATGTTCTTCATAGCTAACATACAAACAAGCGTCTCTTTGTATTTTACCATTAGTAGGAGTTCCAGCTACATCAACATCAAAGTGTAAGTTGTAATCGCTACTAGGCATTGTAAAAGATGAGTAATAAGCTTTAGCTTCTACAACGTTGGCTGGATCCTTTGCAATACCTTGGTTTGTAAATTCTACCTTAGTAATACCAGCGTCAGCATTCCAACCACCAGCAGCTGTATGAATATAAACAGTTGAGTTACCACTACCACTTGTTGTGACTGTACCACCGGGCACACTAAAATCTGCAGCATCTAAATCTAAGCCTGAGTAAGTGTAAAGACCACTTACAGAGTCATAAGTTAAATTGTCAATATAAGAGCTTGAAGCGTTTTCAGTACCATTAGCTTGTGTAACAGTTGAACCAGCTGCAGCTGTAAAACTATTGTATGCACCTATTTTAAAATCAGAATCAGCGCCGCTTGAATCCCAGTTTACACTTCCCGCAGCGTTTGAAGGGTGAGCGTGAACTTCTATTTTGTACTGTGTTGCAGGAGTACCAGTGTTAGTAATATTAGTTGCACTACCTAATCCTTGTACAGAAAATTCTTTTTCATCTAAATTACTTAACTCAGTAGCAGTGCCTCGTAAAACACCAAACCACTTACCTTCTTTATTCTTAAATTCTACATCGTCAATTTCTTGCAAGTCAGTATGGATGCTGTCAACATACCAGCCAGTCTTAGCCGTTAAGTTGTAGTATTGCGAGTCTCCTAAGTTAGCTGTTATTCTAGCTTGAGTACCTTCGTAATTTATAGTGTTGAAGCTTTTTACAGAACCAGGTTGGTCATTAAATATTAATGTAAAGTCAGAATAATACTGAGTACCATAAAAATTATTTGCAAGTGCGTTAGTGTGGTGTTTCCATATACTACCTTCTTTAAACGTGTAATACTGATTGTTTAAACTAACACCAGCTTCTGGACCAAAAGATTTAAAACTTGTCCAACCACCTGTTATTTCGTTATAACTAATCGTTGTAGTTGTTGGTCTCAACTGTTCTTTACTTATTCTAGTCGCTAAAGTTAAGTTGTATTCGTTTTTCTTTTCATCATAAGTACCTATTAACTCTGACAAGTTTTCAAGATTATCATTAAAATAATCTTTCATACCTACGTCAGATATGCTTTTTATAGACATACCACCTTCTAAAGCTAATACTTGACCTCTCATTTGATCTGCCCAGTACATACCAAAAGGAGTTATTGCTAATGACTCTGGGTTTGTTGATATACCATAGTCACCATTTATAGGTGTTGCTTGTCCAATAACATTGTTTGTAGATGTTACATTTGAATTACCATCAGCATTAAACAAAGCGTCTTTATTTGTCAACATTCTTAAAACTTTGTCTTCACAAAAAGCAAAAGTATCTGTGTCTCTACTAACAAGTTTTTGTATTGAACCATGTCTAGGACTAAGATCTTTAGTTATAGGTTCTGCTTGTATAAATTGGTTTAAATTGTTAATACCGCTTGTTGAATTAAATATACCTGACCATATCAAACCACTACTTCTATGTTCTTCAGCATAAGGCGTTGCTAAAACTGTCGATGCTTTAACTCCATTAGCAATAGTGTTTGCATTATAATCATCTCTAATTCTGTCAGACTCTACGCCATTTCCAAATGAATAGCAGTTGTGCCAACCTAAATATTGTGGTTGGTGATGAGGTGCTCTCCAAGGTTGGTAACCAAATGGAGCTCGTTTGTTAATAGGTGTTTTACCTGTCACAACTTCAATAACTTGATCACCTATAGCATAAGGATTTGCTGTTGTTTTAGATACATATAAAACAGAATAACTACCATCATACTTATATATTTTAATATATTGGTCGTGATCTAAAGTTCCTACTAAAGCTGGTGATACAGTTATTTTTGTTAAGTCTTGATCTGAAGGCTGATTAACAGCTGTTATTTTATAAACCTGTCTTTCCCCATTAGCGTCTTCGTGCCAGTTACCACTAGCATCTCTTGTTTCAAAAGTTGAAAACAAAGGCATTAGTAGTTCATTATTTCTATGTGTTACGTTTAATGGTATTGCACCAGAAGCTTCGTAATAAATATCTACATCTACATTTTCTTTCGGTTCTGTTTCCCATATACCTGGGTTTTCAGTAGAAAACTCACTTGAGTCAGAGCCAAAAGAACTATCAGGTAAGACAATATCAATAACTGCAGATCCTGAAGTTGGCGTTCCACCATCACAATGATACGCGCTCATTGGGTCCCAAGCAGCTACATCTATAGGTAGATTAGTTTCGTTGTTAACAATTTCTTGTACAAACTGTCTTCTTCTTCTAGAACCATATCTTGCTAGACCGTGTTGATAGTTGTTTATATCTCTATGGCCTAGAGTTCTTAATACTCTATATACAGTTCTATTTGGATCGTCTCTCCATCTAAAAAGAGTACCAGCAGTTCTCATTTGAGTATAAAAATCTTGAGCAGCGCCTGATATATCACTGCCCCATCTTCTTATTCCCCAGTATATTCTAGTACGATTTGAATAATGCCTCATACCTCCTTTACCTTGCCCGTTTATATCTGAGTGTGAATCGTGAACACCGTTAGAATTACTACTTCCGTTAGGGTGATAACCACTATTAGTACCCCCACTCCAGTTTACGCTATTACCGTGACCACAAGCATCTATAAACCAAGTGCTTGAAGCAAAGCCAAAGTTTTGCCAGTAGTCTTGAGTTCTATCTCTACTAGCGTTACTACCCATTTGATCACCACCGGTAAAACTACCAGTCATGTTATAGTAACTATCGCTAGTATTCCAACTATTACCTGCTCCCGAACCACTTCTGTGGAAGGTTGGCGTATTTCCTGGTGTAGTGTTTGTTGACAAAGCAGGGTGACTTCTATCGCCGTTAGGACCAATACCAACTATAAGACGCGTACTAAAACTACTAATAATGTTAAACGATGGCTCTGTATCGGCTGCATTTACTAAAACATTTTGCTCTAACGTTGGGTCTCTATATATTTTTACAAAAAATCTTCCGTCGTATTCCGCTTTGTTTTCTATAGTATTTTCTCTTATTTCTATTCTGTATGTAGGAAATGGCGCGCTACCATCACCTAAACCACCAGGATTTGTAGTGGCATCAAAAATCATATTTGCCTCTTCACCAAACGGTGCTGCTAAACGAACTATATAATTACCACTAACTAATCTAATAGAAACCAAACTTACCCACTCAGTTGCAATTGTATCAGTATTAAGTGTTCCCGTAACACGCACTTGCATACTACCTCTAGCAGTTTTAGAGTAAATATCTTCTATCCAATCAGTGCCAAAAATATTATCCCAACCAGCTGTTCCCGCCACAGGGACAAGTATTTCGTTTGTTGTTTGAAAATTAGTTGCAGCGGTAGTACCTTGTTCGTTAGTTTGTATAGTACCATGTACTTTTTTAGTTGTCTTAACATATAGCGGTGCGTCCTCAGATATTGCTATAACTTTATATCTAGCTTTTTCTAAAACGGCAGTATCACTATCGTGTTGTTTTTTAAGTATTAAAAATGTATCTTCCTGTACTTTGTTTCTTTCTGCTGATGGAAAACTAATCCAAACATTACCATCTTCAGCGTTGTACCAACGATCCATTGCTAAGTTATAGTATTCATTAGAAGTTTCTTTGACATAAAACTTCATGTACTCAGCCCAATTAGGTATTGATGAGGCAGAGTTTACTCTAACTTTTAACGAGTTTTCATAAGTAGACCATTTTTTATCTAAAGCAACACTACTACTTTTTGTTGGTATTTGAACTGGAGTTTCTCTACCATAAGTATCACAAAACACAACGCCAACTTGATAGTTTCTTAATGTTTTACAAGATGGTGATGTTACGCCTTTATAATCGTGATCAAAACTTATGTCTAACTTTAAATCTTGTGCTAGCTCATAGTTCTGTTTGTAGTTTCCATATATTAACCTGTTAGACGTTATCTCTTGAGTTTTTGCACTTTTTGGAACGTTATCCCAAGGTCTTAACAATTGGTTGGAAGGAAGTATAGCATGTATCATTTCTGAGGTCAAATCGTATTGACCTCTGTTGTATTGACTTTCTGCAGTATCAGGCCATTGTGGAGCGCCATCTTTTTTTGTTATTTCTTTTACAGTGTATATTTCATTTTTACCATCTTCTTTATATAGTAAATCTACTTGTATAACATCATTTGGTACCATGTGAGATTCTGAAAAGTAATTTTTTAATCTTAAACTTTTCATTTTATTAGTCATACCAAGGTTATAACCTTTGTTACAAACATAATCAAACCCACCAGGTATAAAAGCTACTTGTGTCCAAGGTGCAAATGTAGAATATTCACCGTCAGTATATTTCCATCTATAAGAAAACCTAGGAAATTTAAACTCAAACAAGGGTGGTGGTGAGTCTAATCTACACCTCCATATAGTAGGAGTTGTGGTTATGTTTTCAGCAATACTTATAACCTCTAGTGAGTAAGGACCAGTATCTCCGCCATTATTAGGCATACCAAGCGGTGCGTCAGTAACTCTAACTCTAACTAAAACTTCGTCTTCATCAAAGTCTACAGGCACACTAGTTGAATCTGTAAAAAGCAATACATCACCAACTCTAAAATCTACAGGGTTGTTAAATGTAAAACTAGTAACTTCAAACCCTTCTTCGTATGGAGCACCAGTAGAATCAGCCCAACTTACCGCAGACGCTGAATCTGCAAAGGTTGCGTTTGCTGCTGGTTGTGGCACTGATACTGTTGCATCTGGAACTCTGTCAACGCTAGTTTCTAGCATTCTTAATTCTAAAGGAAACTTAGGGGATTTTTTTATTACTGTTATATCTTGTGTTCTTGCCCACTCAGGTCTTACGTTTACTCTGTTTAAACATGTTTGGTAAGCGCCTGTGTTCGGGTTTAATATAACATTTCTTGTATGAAAATTAGCATTGTCACCAAATGGATTTGGTACGCTAGGCGCTAAAAGATTTCCTGTGTTATTAGAGTGGTTACCAAATTGAGTATCATCCCAACCAACAACTTGCAGTGTACCACCAGTACCTTTTAAACTTCTTTCAATATGTATTTTTTTAGGCTCTGTTGCTCCGTCTGTCCAAAACAACATACCATCCAAATGGTTTATATTGTTTATTTTACTTATAGAGTTAAATTTTAAAACCCTTTCTGCAAACTCTGATTGAAAATATATATTTTGATTATTGCCTACAGGTATAGCAGCACCATTAGAACCGTTGTCCCACTGGTAATCGTGATAAACTCTCCAGCCGTTAGAAATTTTAACTAAGTCCGTTACTAAAACGTTGTCAGCTAAAGTTAAAGTTGTAGTTGTACCACCATTAACAAATGTACCAGTGATATGCATACCAACTCGAACGCAAGTTGTGTTTGTTGCGCTACCATTATCGCTTATAACAAAAAATTTATCAGTAGAGTTTGCTCCAACTTGTTGCTCCTGTACATTGTATATATCTACAAACACATATCTAAAAGTATTAGCTACCGTATTATACTCTATTATATAATCTTTTCTAATTAAAGGTCTATAATACCTATGGCCACCACCAGCAACAAAATAGTATATTAAATCTTTTTCAGGCAAAGGCATAGCACCAACACAAGTACAATAATCATCAGGAACAATATTATTACTTAGCTCTGTGTTACCAAGCAAAGTCTGTAAAGCCCCAACATCACTTCCTTCTGATGTAGATATTTGAACGTTTAAAGCATCACGATATTGACCAGGAGGCAAAACTCTCTCGTCCATATCCTTGTTCATCTTTGCTCCAGAAAAATTTCTTTTAATTTCAGCCATGCGCTATTTTAGTGTTTAATCCATTTAGATTTACCTCTTAATACTTGGGTAATTTCTTCAATTTTTATATTTGATAATCTTATTTTTGCTTTTCTAGTTTCCGCAAACCTTTCTTTCTTAAGCATTTGCAGCATATTGTAGTCTACATTTTTTCTACCTTGCATACAAGCATATAAAACATGTTTTATACAAGCTTCCTCTGCAAACTTATGAACTATAAAATCATCTTGTACGTTTGGTGTTGACTCAAAATTACCTGTGTGAGATTGTAATGTTCCAACTCCATCGCTTATATACTTTAAGGTCACAGTTTTTCCAACTAAATTACCACTAAAATGTATTCTTCCTCTTGAATAATCAATATAAAAACTTCCGTTTATATTCATGTGCTCTGTTGAACCACCAAATTTTTTACCTACAACATCATCATAAATATCAGTATCATCAAACCTTGAATTGCCCTGTGCAATATTTTGGCTAGAAGTAGTTTTGTAATCGTTCCAAGTATCTGAATCACTTGCTAGCAAAGATTCATTAGTGGTACTGTCAAAAGTAATTCTATAGTTAGAGTCTTGTAAGTATGCTTCTGGGTTGCTTGTTAACCTTGTAGGCATTATAGTATGCTCTACACCACTATCATCTTTCCAAACAAGTTTTGTATAACCAACAAAATCATGTGGCAAGGCCATTACTAAAGATGGTGGTATTTCTATTTCCATATCTCTAGTTGATCTAAACGTGTCAAAGCTTAATTCTTGCACAGCTCTATGTGTGTGGTATGTTACATCTGAAAGTCTAGTTCCTTCTAGCATTTTATCTAGTTGGCAATAAGTAGCCATTATATCGTTTATCAAATCAGTTACTTTTATAAACTGATAACTACCCTGAACACCATCACCAGTAAACTGAGTACCGTCAGTTCCAGAATAATATTGATTATGTGTTAATGTTATTAAGTTGTTTGGCATTTTTTATTATTTTGTTTGTACATCATTTTGCTGCTCTTCTTGAGAAGCTATTGTTACTATACCTGGTTTATTAATTGTTATACCAGCTAGTTCTAATATTTTTATTACTAAATTAGTTTCTTCAGACCTGTGCATGGTAAAGTTTACAGAAGTTGTAGCATCGTATAATGCTTTTTCATTTACAACTACATAGCCCCATTTAACTGTTGGTGGTACTGTTGCTATAACCTCAACTTTCAATTGACCAGATGTTTGCACTGGTGTTGGTGGGCTAGTATCTTCTTTATATAATGAAAAGCTACCATCAAGATTTTCAGTATAAAAAAAGTCAGGACTATCAGCTATATGCCATCTACTATTACTTTTAGCACGATACATATCATGTATAGACTGCATGTCTGTTTGTTCAATAAGTTTTATTGGGATTGACGATCCGTCTGTACCAGAATAGTACAGTCGTCCAGTTCTGTATATTGTGCTAGCTGTTAATGCAGGTAAAATATAAGATTTATTTGCGGCTACATATGTTAAAGCAACATCTGTTCCTTTGTATATAGATAATTTTTCTCTAATAATATTTACCGTATCTCCAAAATCAGGAGCTAACTCAGCATTGCTTCCAGGTTGTTGACCAGCTTCTTCTCTTCTAGTTAAAGCTGTTTTTGCTGCTAAATCATAAAAGTATTGCTCAAATATATCCATCTGAGCTTGGTTAGCATGCAAGTTAAATTCTTGTGGCGTGATATAGCCTCTTTGTTCTTTGTTAGCCAATGCTAACACTCTTTGGTATACTGTATCTATATTTATGCTTAAATTCGCCATGTATTTTTAATTTTGTAGTTTGCAATCGCCCCGAAGAGCGACTGCTCCTACAAGGTTTTTACTTTAATTGTTTTTCAATTGATTGTAAAACTGACATACCTTCATCAGTCTTGAACCAAGCAGCTAAAGCTGAATATGGGTGTTCGTTATAAGGAACGTTCATTAACTTTCTTTTTGTTGATGCCCAAGTAAATGTTCTTTGGTCATCAGATAGATTTATAACGCTTCTTTCTACGGCTTTTATACCAATATTTCTAAGATGAATATTTTCGTCAGCACATAACTCTAAGAACAAAACAGGTCGTTGTTTAGCTAATACAAGTATATCTCGTTTAAGCTCCTTAGAAGTCATCTTAGACACTGCAGATCCAACCTCTACTCTCATTATCGCTTCGATCATGTCAATATCTAGTTGTCTAGCAGCTATCATTGCATCAACTTCTAAATTTAAAGTTTCTAACTCTGTTGTTGCTTTTTGAACAGGTTTTACTTCGTACCAAGTTTTACCAGCTTGTGGGTGATAAATAGATAAAAACTTTTGCAAGTTAACTTTTTCTTTTGGTACAAACATAACGCCATCTCTAAAAACTATTCTACCAGGTCTAACTTGTCCTTTAAATTCTTCAACAAAAGGTGAGTTTTGATTTTCAGTGTACTGAATTTCTCTTTCATAACCTTTTTCCTCGTCATAATAATAAAGCTCTTTTGTTCTCATTGAGTATGATAACGGAGTTTTACCACCAGCCAGCATATAACGTCTGTCTTTTATTTCCCAACCATCTTTAGTTGTTCTGTTAGTTGGTTCTTTTCTTTTTGGTTGTTTTACAACCGGTGGTGTTTCCATTACTGGAGTTTCTACAGCCACCTCTGTTTCTTGTTTTTTTGCCATAATATAATATAATATAAGTTAATAAAAAATAAAAGGACCGAGGCCGAAGCCCCGGTTCTTTTAAAAAGTGTTGATTATCCTTTTAGTAATACAAAGTTATTAGCACCTTGTACAACTAAACATCTTTCAGATAAGAAATGCATCTCCATAGCATCTAAATCAGAAGTAGTAGCACCAACCGAACCAGTAGTCCAAGTTTTGTACTTTCTGCTTTCCATATTAGATTGTCTATATCTTACATGTAAGAAAGGTCTCTTTAGATTTCTTCCTAATGATTGGTCATAAACTGAAGATACACCTGCAGGTATCATAACACCATGAATAGCGTTAGTTGAATCTGTAGAGTTAATTAATCCTCTTGTAGACTTGTCATTTAGATATTTGAAATCAGACTTGTAGAAATCGTAAGATCCACGTCTGAAACCAGAGAAACCTAAGTTTAATGCCATATCTTCTTCGTTGTTAAATACACCAAAAGAAGTACCACCTTGAGCACCATCAGAAATACCAGCTAGCATATCATCTAAAGATAAAGAAGTTTTTCTATCTAAGAATAACATGTTTTCTTCAATTGCACCGTTAGCGTCAAGCTCGTCGATAATGTCATCAAACTCATTTAAAGCAGCAGAAGGAGAAGCTCCATCTAAAGCGTTAGATATGTTACCTCTAGTTTCTAATGCTTCCCATAAACCTTCAGTACCATTAATGTTACCAGCAGCACCAACAATTGTAGATACAGTGTTAGCAATAGTAGTAGCTTTTACTGATTCACATAATGCCATTTCTAAGTAATCGTTGAAACGAGCTTTAGTATCACCAGAAGCTTTTAAGTACCATAAGTAACCATTTTGTCCTTCTTCACCAGAAACTTCAACCCAACCAATTTGAGAAGCGTCAGATCCAGAGATCTCATACTTATCTTTTAGTATAATCGGCTTGTTAGTTCTAGATTTGAACTGTGGCTTGTTAGCACCTGCTCTTCCAATAGCACCTTTAACGTATTCTGAACCATAAACAAGTACAGATAAAACTGCACCAGCTGAAAGATTAGCATTACCTGTACCGTTACCGTCATATCTTTCACAGTCAATTAGTGTTGTACTTGCTAAGTCATTTACAAATACTCTAATAGTAGTGTTAGAATCAGATACTAATAACATATCACCTTCACGAATACCGTGATCAGCACCAGCGTTACCAATTGTAACACCATCAACATCAGTAGCACCACCCATGTTTAATCTTAATGCTCCAGAGTTATCAGTACCAGTTACTGCTTTATAAGATAAATGTAATCTACCTTGCTCAGACCAAATAACTTGGTCAGCAGTCATAGACTCTTCAGCTCCTACTTGTGAAAGAAATCCTGAGATAGTTCTGTTTCCAAAAACCTCAGCTTCTTTTTCCATAAGATCTGGTAAATATTGTTGCGCCCAGTTTGCACTGTTTGCTCCAGCGTTTGCGAAATCAATGTACGCGCTCGCTAGTGTTTGTTTCATCGGTGCCGGAGTATATCCGCCCGATGGTACACCTGTTACAGCCATAATTTTAAATTGTTTAAATTAATATTTAGTTATCGTTTTTTTATTCTTAGCTTCATATCATTTGATCCTTCACCTAAAACTTTAAACTTAATACCTCCTTCACCTTCATAAACTTTATGAGACTCTCTCGATGTGTTAATGTTCTTAGACTGAGCTACCGTTTGCTTTACAGCATCTGTTCGCCCTTGTTCATAGAAATGTTTAGCTATTGCGTCAGGATTCATTGCAGTAAATAGACCCTTGTGGTAACCAGCAGCATCTTCCATAACTGAATCTTTGTTTAGGAACTTCCCAACAAAATTGTTAATATCGACCTGTTTGTTTTTTAAAGCGTCTACATCAGAAACATTATACTTAATCGTTTTATCACCTACATTAAATTCAAATCCTTCAAAGTTTTCAAAAACTTTATTTGTTTTATTTAAAAAGGTTTGTTGTTGATGTTGTACAACTTCTTCATTTTGCTTTTCTTCCTGACTATACCTATTAAAGAATTCAATTGCTTTTTGTTGCTCGTTAGTGAGCTTACTCCCAGCTTTTACATCTTCATAGTATTTAGACTTTTGCCCGTCTAAGTAGGACTTAGCCTCAGCAACTTGCTCTTTTAAGGCTAATTTTTTTCTTTTTATTTCTCTATCGTCTGCAGCATCTTCATCATATGAAAATCTATCTTCTAACATAAAGTTAATTTCTTCTGCATTAAGATGAGGTTTTGTCTTTTTATAATAATCACTTAATATTTCTGAATCGTCCATCTCGTCTACATCTGTATTCAGCTTTACGTAATCATTTATGTCTCCACCGGTTTCGTTCATAAACTGAACTAGCTTTTCAACACCTTCTGGAACTTCTATATATTCGTCTTCTTGTGTTTCATCTTCCGGCTGTACTTCTTCTTGTTCTTGTGGGGCATTGGCATCTTCATCGACTCCAACCACTCCCTCGTCGACAGTGTTATCTTCTGCAACTTCCTCTGTTTCTGTGGTTTCATTTTCTTCTGGTTTTGGTTCTTTTGGTATTTTTGTTAAATCTAGTTTTATATCACCATCTTCGTTGTATGATATTGGTGATTCTTCTTGTTTTTCTTCAACCTGAGGTTCTGCAGTTTGCTCTACAGTTTCTTGTGTAGCCTCTTCGACTACTTCTTTGTTTTCTTCCATGATATAATAATATTAAATAATTAGTTAAAAATTGCTTAAACCAGCAACACCCATACCAGTATTTAACGTATCATTACCAGCTGACTCAAAGTTTTTTGGTGATGATTCGTTTTTCTTTTGATCTACTAGTTGGCTTTGTTGGCTTGCTTGTATCTTTGTTCTTTCGTCTTTACGATCGTCTTTTTGAGTTTCTTTAGCAGATGCAGCTTGATTATCCATCTCTCTAAGCTTCATATTTATTTCAAACTCTTTGTCCATTAGCTTCATTTTCATTTCAGCTTCTTGCTTCATGTACTCAACTTTTAATGCATTTCTTTTTTCTTCTAACTGCATGTCCATTTGAGATTTTTGTTCATTTTTTTGCATTTCAGCTTGTGCTGTTGCTTGAGCAGCTTGTTGCTGAGACTCGCCTTGCGCTTTTATATTCTGTTGTTGCATGGCTTGATCTCGCTCAAGCTTCTTTTTCTTTTTATACTTTAACAATTGATTAGCCATTTTTAAATTTCTAACCTGTCTAATGTCTATAGCATCGTCAACATCTAAAGCTCCTTTTTGTATAGCCATTTGTATGTTGTTCTCAAGTATTTGTTTTTCTTCTTCATCTGGCATAAGTTCTATAAATATACCAAAGTCATATAAATGTAAATTAGACATCTCTTCAAGTGTGGCAACATTGTGAGCGCCTATCTGTTGTATAAAAGCATCTTTTGTCGGTGAATATTCTATAATATCAGATATTCTTAATGATAGTTGTTCTGAAGTTTCTACAGTTAAAAATAATGATGCATCTAATATATGTCTTGTCGCTACATTAGAGTTTGCAGCCGCTAGCTTTTGTATACCAACTAATGATCTAGAATCTGGTGTTGAAGCGTCTCTAGCTTCGTTAAGACCAGTTACATCTCTAATCATCTGTAGATAGTAGTTATAGTTACCTATAAGTGCTTGTAATTTATTACCTGCACCAGCTCCATTTGATATTTCTTGTATTGGTATTTT